ATTGTCCGTTTTGGCTTTAATCGCGGCGACTTCGGTATCCACGGCGGCCAGAATCGCGGCCACTTCCGTATCCACAAAGGCTTGCAGCGTGGCAATGCTGGCCGCGGTCGCCACCGACGTCAGGGCACCACCGTTCGGTAACAGATCGGTCACCGCCTTAATGGCCGCCACTTCGGTATCGACCGCGGCAAGAATACTGGCGACTTCCGTATCCACCGCCGCTAAGATCGCCGCGACTTCGGTATCCACAAACGCTTGCAGTGTGGCGATACTGGCTGCGGTCGCCAGGGAAGTGAGTGCCCCGGCATTGGGGAGTAAGTCCGTCACCGCTTTAATCGCCGCGACCTCCGTATCGACGGCCGCCAAGATCGCGGCTACTTCGGTATCGACATAGGCGGTCAGCGTCGTGATACTCGCCTGCGTGGCGAGGGTGGTCAGCCCGCTGCCGGTGGCCCCAATGCGGGCAAAACTGTCGCCAGTCTGGACGGTGTTGCCGGTATACGTCGTCAGGGTATCGGTGAGTACGACGCCTTGCACTTTATGGGTGATCGGATCGTAGCCCGTATCGGCGAGGTCTTTCAGATCGGTCATGGATTGCGCGCTGCCGCCAAGCTGGGTGACGTTCACGCCCGTGACCAGGGCGGCTACTTCGGTATCGACTGCGGCCAGGATCGCGGCCACTTCGGTATCCAGGAAATCATCAATCGTCGTCACGCTCGCCTGCGACGCCAGCGACGTGAGCCCGCTCCCAGTGGCGCCAATGCGGGCGAAGCTATCGCCGGTTTGCACCGTATTGCCGGTGTACGCGGTGAGCGTGTCCACGAGGACGACACCTTGCACTTTGTTGGTCGCCGGGTCGTAGCCGTCATCAGCCAGGTCTTTGAGATCCGTGGCCGACTGCACGCTACCGCCCAGCAGCCGCACATCGACTTTGGCGCCAACCTGGAGCTGCTCGATCTGGACGCCGGTCACGCCGCCAACGACCAGGGTAATCCGGATACAGTACGATTTCCCCGCTTCAAAGCCGTTGGCCGCTGAGAGCGTGATTTGTTCACTGTAAAAGCCCGTGGTGTTCGTATCATCAAGTAGGGCCATACTGCCGGTCAGAATGGGCGTCGCCGTTTCATCTTCATACACCCGGTAGCCCGGCACGGCATCGGCATCGACGGCCGCCCCGGTCGAGGGCGTATGGCTGTTGGCGTAAAAGGTACAGAGGTCGTCAATCGCAAAGCTGCCGAGGTAGCCCACTAGACACCCCCCGCGATCAGACTGTGGGCCATCGCGCCGCGCGCGCCAGCAATAGGCGTGCGTCCGGTCGCCGCAGCGGCCGCGGCCCAGGGCACGCCCCATGTCTGGAGCAGCCCCGGATTCCCGCGTAAACTCAGGTCATAAACGGCGCTGACTTCGGCGGCACTGAGCGCTACGTTGTACACGCGGCAATCATCCAGGGCGCCGGTCAGCCAGAGCGGCGTCCCGGCGCCGCGGCGTCCCAGATAGAACAGTTCATCGCTCCATTGCGCCGCCGGAATGCTGGTGGTATTGAGCCCAATCTGGCGGCCATTTTTATACAGCGTCAGCGCGGTAGACGGCGCATACGTCGCGGCCAGGTGTGTCCATTGCCCCACCACCGGGCCATCGGCGGTCCCGCCGTCAATGGTTGAAATGGCCGTGCCATCACTTGATATTTGAAACGAGTAGTAGGGACTGCCCGCCCCCGTTTCAAAGTGTAATGACCAGGAACGACTGCCTGACGCCGCCTGCTTGGCCATGAAGCGACTGGACAACGTCGTGAGATCGTCCGCCCGCCCCCAACAGCACAGCGTCATGGCCCCCGTAAACTGGAGCCGCGTTGGATTGCCAATATCCACCGAATCATCCGTGCCGTCAAAGCGTAGTTCCCCGCGCCCGCCGCGTCGCGTCGTGGCGTAGCCCCAGCCACTGGTGAGACTCCCGGCCGCCGTCATGGCCGTGAGCGTGCCGTGGTGCATGCCCGTGAGATCGAAACAGCGCACGCCTCCGGTGAGATGCGGCACAGAGAGCCACCAGGCCATGAGGCCCCGGGCCAGGGGATGGTTCCGGTTGACGAGCGCCAGCGGATCGAGGGGGAGCGGGAGTCGGATCACCGTGGCAGGCATCTCACTGGCTCTCCCACGGAATCGGCGTCAGCGTAATGCCGTGCACGGAGGTACTCGTTTGCAAGGGCAGCGTCGTGGCGTTCCATAAGCCGAGCGACACATACCGCGCCGCAATATAGACATACCCCGAACGCACCATCACCGTATTGGTGGTGGTCTGGTACACGACCGCCAGCCCCATCGGCGTTGTGGTATCGCGGAGACTACTGGCCAGGGCGGCGTCCGCCGTCCCGATCACGCCATCCGCATTCGTGCCATCACTGGTAAACGCAAACAATTCTAAGGCTGCGCCCACCACATTCGTGCCCGTGAGCGCCCAGCGGATACGCCATTCGTAGAGCGCAGCATGGGAGCCCGCCCCCCGGTCATACCGCGCCGAGACGCGCCCGGCGCCTGCCGCGAGGGCCGACAGCGTCATGGTGGCGTCCTCGGTCTGCGCCGAATCAGCAAACAGCAGCGCGGTTTCTAGCGCGGTGTACAGTTTCGACGGCATTACGCCTCCTCAGCCAGGGCATTCGCAATATCGAGATAACTGAGCGTCCCCTCAAAGCTGAACACGCCAGGGCTCGCCGTGCTGCCGGTACCCGTGGCAAAGAGTCGTTCAATCCGCAACGCCTTGCGCCTCGCGATAGCCAGCAGGTGCGTCCGCTGGGCCCCCGCGGGAAAAATATCGGCAATGCCCTGCCGTATATTGGGGAGGGACGCATTGATACTGGGCGGATCGCTTTGGCGGGTGGGAGCAAACATCAGTTTCCAGCCATCCCGCTTTTCTTCGGGCTGGGCATGATAGAGCGGCCAACTCCAGTTCGTCCCATCGCCCGAGGTAACGCCCACACACTCGGCATGCGTCAGCAGCGTTTTCCAGGCCCAATAATCTGGGGTCTGGAGCAGATTGTAGGCCTCGGCAATCAGTTGATGATCCGCCGCCGCGACCATCGCCGCAAACTCGGCCTGGTGGGTAGTGAGGATATCGGTTTTCAGCGTGGCCTGTTGGGCAGGCGTGAGAGCCATAGTGCTCCTTTAGGAGGCTTTAGCCTGGGCCGGCAGGGCCAGCCCCAGGCGCGTCGGCAATTGGGTAAGGGCTTGCAGTGTTTCGACTGAGCCTTCCTTGAGGCGCAGCAGAGCCACCGCAACATCAATCAGTTCGTCATCGTGGGCCGCGTCAAAGTCGGGGGTGCGTGTTTGATTGTCCAGGGTGGCACGCGTCGGAATGATGGCACTGACGATCGTCATATCCATGTCCACGATCGGCCGGGGATGCGCCGCCAGCAAATGGGCGCCCAGCAGAAACCACCGCCTGGGCACGCCCGTGGCCCGCAACCAGTGCGGGGTGAGCTTCGCCAGTGCCGCGTGCGTTGTTGGGCGCAACGGGTCATACTGGCCAGCCGTGGGACTGTTCACGTCGCCCGGCGCACGGCCCAGGAGCACCCGGACTACCTGATGCGTGCGAGGGGCTAATTGCCGCAGGTCAAGCGTCAGGCTATAGGCAGGCAGCGTGGCGACAGTGCGCCGCAGGCACCAGTGTGGATGCAGCAAGGCCAGCAGCGTCATGGCGGGGTTCAGGCCATTGGCGTAGACCTCGGCGAGCGGGTAGAGCGGCTGGTTCTCAACCTGTGTCCAAATGGCTTCTGCGAGTTCTGCAAACGTGGCCATGTTACGTCCCCCCGCAGGTATACGTCACGAGAGCCACGGCGCCAGAGGCGTTGGACAGGCTGACCAGCGTCAAGCTGATCCCCATGAGGACGAGCGGTGCGCCGGCTGCTAGGGTAAAGGCGAGATTCCCGCCTGTCGTGCCGAGCTTGACGCTAATGGCTTCCGTACTGCTAATGTAGAGGGCCTGGATAGTCGTCAGGCCGCCGGTCCCCAGCACAATTAAGGCCTGATCGGTCACGCCATCGGCCAATTCCATCGTGGCTTGCGGGAATAACTCGTCCATGGCCTGCGCATAGTCAAAGGGGCTGCCGATCCCCAGCCCTGGGGTAACGGTCGTCACACTGCCGCGCGCCCGCATGAATCCCGCAGCCATAGCTGACCCCTCTAGATGGTGGCATAGTGATGGATACGGCGGAACCGCGATTGAAACTGCTGCGCCAGTCGGGCATGCGCATTGACGAGCCGCGTGCGCGCTTGCTCGCCCTGCACCAGCAGCAGGGGCGTGGCGGCGTGGCCGCTATCAAGCGCCAGCACCGCTAAGGTCATCTCGACCAGCGCTGCCGGAAAGAGCAACGGGACGGCTCCGTCAAGCAGGTCCGGCGTCACCGTGCGGATATACGTCCCGACGCCGTGGTAGCCGACTTGACTGGTCGCGGTATTGGTATCGGGTGGCGGATCAAGCACAACGCTCGGGCCTGCCCCCAGGCTAAAGTACATCGGTGTGCCGTTGGTCACGCTCCACTGGCGCCGAAAGTCGTCCGTGCTGCGGTACGTGAGCAGATTCGCGTTGTAGCCATCGTGCAACCACAGGCCATCGGTCTCTGCGTCTTTGGGCAGCAGGAAGCGTTGAAAGTCGTCCGGGAGGGCATACGTGCGCTCGCCAGGCACCGTGACAAAGAGCGGATTGCCGAACACTTGCAGCGTCTCGAAGTCGTACGCATCACTGAGGCCCTGCAGAACGTGTAGGAGCATCAGCTCCACGGCCGCGGTGTCCACGAGCCCCGTGGTGGGACTCTGGAGCTTAAGCGCTTGACAGCGTGCTAAGATCGTATCGACCAACTGACGCATCTGCATGGCTACGGGACTCCGTGCACGCGCCGCTGGGCCGCGTAGCTGCGTATCGCGGGCACGCCGGTCGTGGCGCGTCGGGCGTCAATCCAGCCTTGCGGCGCCGTGCCACTGAGCACAGCATAGCAGCCACGCGTAAACTCGCCTGAGCCGAGCGCCACCGTATAGCTTTCGGTAATGCTGGCGTCGATGCGCAACGGCGGCACAATAAGCGGCGCGCCGGTATTGGCTTCGTCGGTGTCGTAGCAGGTCAGTACGGCGTCAGACGTTCCGGCACCTGGGATAAGCGTCAGGCTCTCTAAGGCGCCAGGCCCGACGTAGGCATGGGCCGTCTTGGTGAGCAGATGCTGGCCTTCAAAGCGTCGCATGGGAAAGACGCGCGTGTCATCCATGACGAGCGAATCAAAGAGGAGATGGCCTGCCGTCGTTCCGGCGTCGAGGTTCATGGCCCCCAGGCGCAGTTGCGTCAGGGCTGCCTGGTTGAGCGAGGTCAAGGCCGCACCTACGGGGTAGCCATCGACGTAAAAGGTCGCGGTCCCGTCGTTGCCGCCGCCTGCGTCGAGCACAAGGCCTACTTCGAGGGTATGCCACTGGTCTTGTAGGAAGTCACTAGCGCGCGTCCCGGCGCCAATCGCCGTGGCCGTTGTTTCACTGCCCAGGATACGCAGCGTCCCGCCTACGTTGGCCAGCGTCACCGCAAACTCATCGACGTCCCCCACACTTTGCAGGGCAAGAATCGTAAAGCGGTCGCCATCGGCCATGACCAGGCCTTTGGCGTAGAACAGGAGCCGATACCAGGCCGTCGCGGCCAGGGCCAGCGTCACGCCGGTCGTAGCTTGGACGTAAGCGTCTGCGGTGCCCAGAGATAGATCAATGTACATGGCATAGGCGCCGCTGTAGGGGATCTCCAGGCGGGCCGGATGTTGGGCCAGCCAGGAATAATGTGCCGCGCTCAGTTTACTTTCGGTGTCCACTTCGGAACTGAACTCGGCAAGATTGCCACCCTCGAGGTTGGCCTCGTACAGGAATGGGAAGCTCATGCGTCATTGCCCTCCTTACGCAGCGCAAACGTCACCTGTGGCGCCATGACCAGCCGACAGGCGAGCTCCTGGTAGTCGGCCGCCTGGCTGCGGATCGCGGCGCGGACCCGTTCCACAACGGCATCCAGATTGGTCGCGGTGGCGTCAAGGGCGTCGTACATCTCGGACAGGGTCATGGCTGCGAGCGCTGGTTGTTCAACGTGTGGTGCGTCAACGACTGAAGCCTGCACGGGCGCGGGCACCTGGGCTGCGGCGGCCTGCTCCCGTTGGGCTTCGGCCTGGCGGCGTTCGCCTTCGCGGATCTGTTGTGCCCTGTAGGCGGCTTCCTGCGCACGATGCGCGTCCAGTTGCGCATCGCGCGCCTGTTCGGCGGCGTCACGGCGATGCGCCTCGCGCTGGCCAGGGGTGAGCGGGCGTGGCGTTTTGTCAGGCGTGTCGTCTGTGTCGTCCTGATTACGGCGGTCGCGATCAGCCATGGGGGCAACTCCCTTCTTTCTACGAATCTATTGCGGGCAACGGATAGCCTTGTGTCGCAAAGACGGCCGTCGCTTTGTTGTCTCTCAGGCCGAATGTGTGTGTGGCGGTAATCAGGATTTCCGTTGTGGCATCTAAATGTTTGAGGAAGTTTCCAGCGATAATACCACTGCCTGCCGTGCCATCCGTGGTAATCAAGAGCCCTGCGACACTATTCGCATTCCCGGTGATATAGAGATCGTTATTCCGAATAATAAGATTCGTCATGTTCTTGCCAGTCGCGCCCGTAATCAGTGCCGCCACATCCGCCGTCGCGGCGCCCGTAATCATCGTATTGCCTTCGATGTGCATGCGGTCAATCGCGTTATCGAGCAGCATAAAGGCCAGCGTCGCGGCATCGGGCTCAAACCATTCGTTATGGAGAAACGCGAAGCCGTCATCCGCGTTGTCCACCGTGCCAGTGTCGATGAGATGCAAGAAATTCATCTGGGCGGCCTGGGCCTTAAACAAGCAGTTTTCCACGCGGAAGTCTTTGGCGCCCGCCAGAAGGAAGCAGGTGACGATATCGGCATAGTTGGCGTTAAAAACACAGTTCTTGACCGTGATGTTATTCGCCGACACCCGGATTCGTGTGGTGGCGGCTGTGCCAAACGTGAACGTTGGGCGGTTCAGCCCACTCCCGAGGCCCTGGATCGTCACGCCGTGCTTGTCCAGGACCACATCACTGAGTCCCGATAACGTCTGCGTATAGCCGGGCATGAGATAGATCACATCGCCGTGGTTGGCCGCGGCCTGCGTCATGGCATAGGTGAGGGTGCTGTACGGCGCCTCGGGCGTGCCGCCCAAGCCTGGGCTATTGGCGGCCTGCGTGTGTACGGACGAGGCAAAGAAGACGTCGCCGCCGACTTCCACGGCGCCGCGCTGAAAATCACCAGTGCGAAAGGGGTATCGTGTGGGCATTGCGTACTCCTCCATCCACCATGTACGCAGTTGTGGGCCTACGCCGGCGTGTTGCCCTGCGTGTAATACAATTTGTCGATGCGGACCAGTTGCCCGGTTTTCGCCAGGGCTTTCAACGCCACCTGCGCTTTGCCACGCGCCCGCAGCACGTTGGTAAAGGCGTCTGGGGCTACTTGTTGCAGCACAGCCGCCGCGCCGTTCACATCTAAGGGACCATCTTCGGCAATCGTGAGCAGCACGCCACCATAGGCGTCAAGCGCGGCTTGCGCTTTCTCACTCAGCGGCCGGGTCGTTGGGGCCTGGCCGGTCTCGTCGTCGTCCTCGCTCTCGTCGTCGTCCTCGTCGTCTGGCCCAGCAGGCGCCGGGTCCAGACTGCCAAGCGCACTGGCCTTGAGCCGCGCTTCGCAGGCTTCGTACTGCTGCCGCGAGATCGCGAGCTTATCTTCAAAAATCTTGCGGCTGGTAATGCCCGCCGCCCGCAACTGGAGAAACTCGTAGTACGTCGCGTCGTCGAGTTCGGCCATCTGCATTTCCAGCTCTTTGTCGTCGCTCCACTGGATATGATCATACCCCGCCCGGAACGCGGCGCCGTTGTACGGTGTCGGCTTTTCGGGACGCAACGCTTCCAGGTGAAACACGTCGTCCTCGGGTTCGAGAATGCGATGGATATTCTGCAAGCGCTTGGCGCGGGCGACGTTCGCGGCTTTGTGCTTCAGGTGCAACTGGACATTTTGCCACTGGGGCCGCCACATCTGTTCGTGGCTGGGCATGCCCTCCTGATACGCCTCCCAGTCGCGCTTGTACTGCTCATAGAGCACGTTCTTGGCCGCCGTGCTCAGGTCCGGGGCTGCGCCTGCCGCCAGCGTCTCGAGGCATGACTTGTGATTCCGCTCCAGGTCTTCGCGGTCGGGCACGGGCATTTCGCGCATGACGCGGACATGGCCGGCCGGAGGCGCATCCAGGCGCCCTGGCGCAGGCTGGTAGCCTTGCGCGGTCGGATCGCCGCCAAAGTACGGCATCGCTTCGCCGTGCAAGGCGCGCTCTAACGTGCGAATGTCGCGCGTCACAATCTCGCGTTGACGCGGGGTCATCAGATTTGCCGTATTGACGGCGCGGAACAGTTTCTCAGGCACTTCGGCCATACGTCGTTAGCCTTTCAGTCGCCCATCGGCTTCATGGGTCCGGTTCTCGGTCGCCTGTTGCGCCACTTCGGGCACCGTGGTATTGCTGTCCGGGGGTAACGGGTTGACGGTGGCCTGCGTACGGCTGGCGCGGTTGGTATGGGTATTGGTATATTTCGTTTCCATCAACGTCTCCTCTGGTATGATATGATATCATATCATACTCTATTCTCTACACTCTTCGTGCTCTCCGACGTGTGGTTACATGCCGCCGGCGTAAATCCAGCGCCAGTCGTCCACCATCGGCCCATGGTCCATGTAGCCGCGATTCTTGATCTGCAGCGTGTCAAACTCGACAATACTGCCGTAGTCCTCGTCCTCTAAGGTCCACCAGATGCAATTTTCCTTCATCATGGCGTAGTTGACCAGTGCCCAGCCCGTGGTGGAGGTCCACAGCGGCAGCACGATCACGCGGGTAATCCCGGTGCGCTCTTTGCTGGCCTGGTTCTCGTTCAAGCTCGGCACGTCAAAACCTGCGCGCGTGTTGGCGATTTCGTTGTACGTGTCCACCATGTCGACCGGGAGAATAATGGTGTCGTAGTACATGTCCATCCGATCGCCTTCCGCACTTTTCATCTTGCGCCCGGCGATGCGGCCGGCCAGAATGCTCACTGGCGTCAACGCATCGGGCGTATAGTTATCGAAGCCTACAGCGGTGCTGACGCCTGGTGTGCGCGTCAGGTGGCTATTGGAGACAATCGGCACGCCTTCACTGCGCACAAACCAGCGATGGTCATTGATCGTCAACATCTCAAAGAGTTCCGTCGCATGCTTCTGCTTGGTGAGCATTCCGGCACGCACCATCGGGCGAAAGCGTTTGCCATCGAGCACGCCGGAGAGATCCGTTTGCACGAGGCGCCGCGTAATAATGGTCATGGTCGCAAAGGCGCGCGGGCGACTCTGCGACTGGTACTGCTCATACTGGCGCTGGGCATGGAGTTGCCCGGTGAACTCTTCCCAGTCACTGAGCCCACCAATCGACGTATGGAACTGGTCGAGGCGATCCGTGCGCCGCGTGGTATAGATGAGCGGAATAATGTCGGTGATGCCGGCATATTCCTGCTCTTTGATTTCCGTGTACCTTGCATCGAGCAAGGTGGCGAAGCCGTCAAGGTCCATGACTGACACTGTAATATCTCCTTGAGTTCTATGGCCTTACGGCTAGGCGATTGGGTTCAGGAAATGATTGCCGCTGACGGCATGAATCAACACTTCTTCATCAAGTAGATCAAAATCGACATCGATCACGTTAAAGGCGCAGCCCGTGCCATAGGCAATAATGCCATTGGCTTCACTGAAGACCGGCGTCGTAAGCTGCACGGCAATGGCCGACTTGCTGAACGGCACGCGGATAAACTCGTCGCCCACCGCAATGGTGTGGGGAAACGGCTCGATCACGCGACAATCGGCCCCGTTGTTGTGGGTCGTCAGTCGCTTGACCACGCCCACGTTGTTGCCGGTCTTCCCCATAATAAGCCCGCCCGACATATCAATCGTGCCAACGGCCACGTCGCTCACTACTAAGCCAGTCGTGTCGGCTACGGTATTGACTAACAGATTGCCCGGCGTGGTGTTGACGAGTGCCCCGCCTGGGGTGGCACTGCCTGCCACACGGATGGCCCAGACAGAAAATGGATCATATAGCAAGCCAACTGTCCCCTCTTCCCCAGACTGCCGATAGCCAGGGAAGCCGTCAAAGGCGGCTTGAGTGGCACTGTAGGCCACTACATCAGTGCTGACACCTACAAGATGTGCTGCGGCGGTCGTCGTCGGTTTCTCCACTTCGCCAGCGGTGTTGGCGGCGGCGTTGCGAATCAAAAATTCGCCAGCGGTCGTGGTGGCTTCAATACGAAAGCGGCCTCGTAAGCCTTCCGAGTACCCATAAAACCCGCGATGCCATACGGCCATACGCTGTCTCCTACTTCGTTAAACGTTGTCCGGCCTGGAGCTGCACACGCTGGGCAGCAGTACGGGCTTCATGGCGGCGCATCGCCTGATATTCCTGATAGTACGCGCCGTCTTCTGGGAAAAAGATATTAGTACTCGTCACCTGTTGACAATTATCACAGCGCGTCTCAGCCGCGTGCAGATTCGAGATCAAGCGATACTCAAAACGTCGCATCCAACGCCAGGGCATCTTGTCTTCACACGATTTGCACAGAAAGAGACTCGTGCGTAACGCTAACCGATCAGTTACCACGCTCGAACCGGATTTGCCCCGCCGTTCCACGGTACCCAAGGGCACCGCAAACGGTTTTGGCAAATGCGTTTGCAGCCAAACATACGCAGCATTTGCCGCCATTTTCTGCTATACTCCTTGCTTGGTGGCTAGAGCGACGGCTTGAAAGCCAAGTTTCCGGCTTGGTTGCCACTGTTCACTTCCCGGAGTCGTTTCCATTTGCCGGAGAATGGCGCGATGAAACGCTGCTCTTGCTGTCACGTCGAAAAGTCCTTTGCCCAATTTGCAAAAAACTCCCCACATACTTGGCGTGCTCAATGTAAAACTTGCCAAGGAGTGAAAACGCCACGCTCCGCTACGTTGAACGAAGCTTTTTGGCGATGGGTTATTCCTGGTGATTCCACACAATGTTGGCGTTGGCTCGGCTACAAAACCCGTTCGGGATATGGTCGGGTTGCCTGGAGAAGGAAAACATTTCGCGCGCATCGAGTTTCGTACCTGTTGCATTACGGCACTATCCCTGCAGACCTGATGGTGTGCCATCATTGTGATTGTCGAGATTGCGTAAACCCTCAACATTTGTTTCTTGGAACATGCGCTGACAATATTCACGATATGATGGTAAAAGGTCGTCGCAACGGGCTTCTTGGAGAAGACTGCCCTCATGCAAAACTCACCAGCGAAGATGTCGCATTTATCAGAGCCCATTGTGGAAAAATCTCTCAAAAAGCTTTGGGAGTCATGTTTCATGTAAGCGAAAGCGCCATCTCTGCTATCCACCGTAGAAAGAACTGGAAACACATCTAAGGCACGCGGTTACCGCTCCCTCTTTTCCCGTCCATCCACCGTTCGCCGCCGCACGCAGGGCACTCGCCCGACTGACGAATAACCATAACTTCCTTGTCGAACGTGGCCGGGTCGCTATTTGCGTCCGGCCCTACGTAAATCGAACCAGTAATTTCAACGGGTTTTAGCCCGATTCTTGCCCCTGGTGTTGCATGAGCCGGACAGCCTGGAAAACCACAAATCGAGCATGTTACGATAGGTTTACGGGACGTACTCGGCTCGCGGCGCACCCTGTAGGACCACGTACTCCGCTGCATTACACGACCTCTCCACGCTGCCATCTAGCCTTGGCGGCGGCGTCTGTATGCTGGAGCAACTTCGTGGCCAGTTCCTTGGTACTCGCGCCCCAGCCGATATCGGCCAGCGCCCGCTGGATCGCCGGATCGGCTAGGACAGCGTTCGGCCCCTCCACCAGGTGGCGAGGGAGGAGCGGCCCTTTGTGCTGCGCAGGCGCCGGAGCGCCGTGTGTCCCGAGTGTCGGCGCAGGCTTGGGCTCGGGCGTGGGCTGTTTCGCCTTCACGTCGCCCGCCGCCGCGAGTAGCATGCGCATGTCATACTCCGCGCCCGTGCCGGGATCGGTAAACATGGCGTTGGGGTCTGGCGGATAGAGGACATGGGTGACGGGATCACTGCGCAACTCTTGATAGCGCACGCCCAGCGCGTTGACAAATGCGGGGTGTTGCGCCGGGTTATTCAGTTCGGGGTAGCGCGTCGTGAGCGCGGTCTCTAATGTGGCGCGGGTCTGCTCCGCTTTGGTGCGCGTGTCGCGGCGTTGCTCGGTTTCCGCGAGCAGCCCGCGCACATCGTCAATGGTGACGCCTGCGGGCTTCGGCGCTTGCGCCAACTCGGTCTGTTGCCGCTCGTACTCCTGGAGCAGCGATTTGTCGTTGTCGAGCAAAAATTTCTCGTTGGCTTCGACCAGGCTTACGCGGCGTGGTGGGGCTGGTGCAGAGACTGGCTGCGGCGTCATGGGACGACTGCGCACTTCTTGCAACTCGGTGCGCAAGCGCTCAATCTCGTGTTGCGAGCCGGTCAGTTGCTGCCGGTGACGCTGCACCAGGCCTTCCAGATCGGCAATGCGCTGGCTATAGTCTGGGCTTGCTGGTGGGCTCGGGGCCTGGGCCGCCGCCGCGCCGGGAGGCGTTGCGTCGGCAGGTGAGTTATCTGCTGCAGCAGGGTCACTGCCAAAGAGCGCATCCAGGGTTACGAGGTCGGCCATACGGGTCCTTTCACGGATACGCGGAACGTCTGGCACCGCGAGAGGGTGCCACGCACCAGCAAGAGCAACGAAAAAAGGCCCGTTCCTCCTGGGGATAGGAGGAACGGGCCTCATAGGGCTTGCGAACTATTGCGGCCTCACAGGGCTCTGGTTGTGTCGGCGGTGCTGATCGCTATCCAGACTGCGGGCGTGGCGTCACATTTCCACATATGGGAAACGGTCCTGCGCCAGGAAGCTCACCATCACGGATCATGGCACTGTTCATCGCGAGATACGGATCAAGATCAATCTCTGGGCTCTCGTCTTGTGCCCGGATGAGGATTGCTATCGCGCAGTCCAGCGCTTCATGTGCAGTCAGTGGCGCCGTGCTCTCGTCGCTCATCCTGATAGCTCCTCCTGGCACTCGGGGCTCGAGAAGATAACGCCTTGAGTATGCATCCATTTGCGTAAATCGTCAAGCGTCCGCGTATTATCCTGTTTGCACCAGTGACAGCGATAGACGCCGAGCCACATGCCGTAGAGCAGCTTATGGTGACAGCGACAGCACAGGACGGGCGGATAGCCCGCGGTGTTATGGGCGTCGCTGCGGTCTCCAGGCATTAGGCGACACTCCCCCCGCTCCGGCGCCATGCTGCATCTAGTGGCGTATGTAACGATTCGTGCCGCAGCCCTTCAACCTTAGCTGGCTCCCGTGGCGGCAGCAGCGTAGACCACAGCGCCAAGCGCGCGGTATCAAACGGGTTCATCTCATCGGCTTTCTTGTAGATCGTTGCCAGCAGCCACAACAGCACTTGTCGCTGATCGACGGCGCCCAGGCGCACGCTCTCCGGCAAATCGGTCCGGCTCGCTGTGCGCTCCGTCGCGGTAAGCTGGTCAGCCACTAGCTTGAGCACTACTTCCCGCCAGCCGCTATGCTGCACCAGGCTTTGACACGCACGCTGCTCGTAGTGGTCGCGGTCGGTCAAGGGACGAGATTCAGCCACTGCGCCCTCCCATCGTTCCCGGTTGCCCCACCGTGAGCCCCTGCATCGCCTGCATGATCACCTCAAGCGGGTTCGGGGGCTCGGGCGCCGCGCCTTGCGCTGGTACACTTTTCTTCGCCGGACTGCTTGCCGCGCCGCCGTCTCCCTCGGGTGGCGGGGGTGGGGCCGCCGCCATGCCCAGGGCCATTTCAAGCTGTGCCAGTTGCAGTTGCGCTTGCAGCATGAGCAACTGCGTCTGCGTCACGGCCACTTGCTCGGGGTAGTAGCGGTCAAACTCTTGCAGCCCCATGCTCTCCCAGATGCCTTTCCACAGTTCGCGGCGGCCTATTGGCCACACCGGCGCAATGATCGTATCCAGATGCTCGGCCAGCATCATGCGCTTCTGTTGCTCCAAATGCGCATTGGGATTGACGGCGATTTTGACATCAAACGGCTGGCTCCAGTGTTCTTGCCCAATCTGGGCTTGCGTAAACTGCGCCACGTCGCCCGCCCCGTCAAAGAGGCGTTGGCTCAGGCCTTCCATGTTGGGCACCGGGAACGTCAGTGTCGGCTTGACATGCCCCTGCCATAGCCCGGCGTAGAGCTTTAAGGTCTGCTGGAACTGCTCGGCCAGCAGCGTCGCTTGAAACGTAAAGCCTTTTTGCCCTTGTTGGAGCATCATGGCCATCCCGCCCATGGTCCGCGACACGTTGGGTTGGTCGGGTGTGCGGCCAATGCTGTATGCGGTGACGCCCGTATCATCCTCAGCCCAACTCGTGGGGAGTTGCATCTGCTCTATGTAGTGTCGATTATTACTGTTCCGGGGCGAGAACTGCACGCTGCCCATGTTGTCGAGCGGCACGACTTCGCCGGGCTTGATGCGTCGCAGGTTGGGCAGGTCGCCCGCGAGGGCCACATTCGCAAACACAAACGGCAAAATGTCGATTTCGCCTTGCTCGACCATCTGCTCCGTGAGGCGGTTCACGAGGTCCTGGGCCGTTTGCAGCCGCTCGGGCACGGTCATGCCGCGTGCCTGGTTGGCCTGTTCCCACACGACATGGGGGCAGAAGGGCCACATGGGACGAGGAAACGTCTCTTGCTGCATGGCATCAGCCAACAGCATGACGCGGCCCACCTGGCCGCTGGCGGTGGTCGTGTTGCGGGGACTGCCAAGATGAGGAAACCAGTGGACGACCACGAAGTCGCGCGGCATGCCCAACTCAAAGGCAAACAGCTCATAGCTTTCCACCATTTCCACGCGCGGATCATACGTCCCAGCGGCCTGGTCCGGCTCCATGCCCTGGCGCGTAAATTCGACCAACGCCCGCTCGTCATCGGTATACGTCCGCGCGCCAGGCACCCGTCGCTCTAAGGGCTCGACCTCGGGCAGCGTAAAGCCGCGTTCCGCCATCGAGGGAAACTCATCGAGCGTCGGCCACAACTGTTGCCCAATGTACGCGCACTGCGGCCACTGCCAGCCCGTATGGTTCGGCGGTAGCAGCAGCGTCCCCTGGTCCACCAGTTCGGCCACGACCAGGCGTTGCAGAAACTGGCCTTGCTCCGTCTCAGGCGGCACAAACGGCGATTGCCAGGGATAGACTTTAATCAGGCCCACGCCATCGACCAGGGCGTCAAAAATGGTCAAAGCTTGAAGGCGCTTGTAGGAGAGCGGGTTCAGTTCAGTGAGTGCATAGCGGTAGAACTGGCTGGCTTTTTTGCCGCGCTCCACATCCTCGTCGCCGACGCCATGTGCCGTAATCTTCTCGACGCCGCCCAGGGCATCGCAGAATTCGTCGCGCAACTTCTCAATACATTTGCGCGTCAGCGGGGTAAACAATTGGGGGCCATCGTCCCAGGCTTGCAATCCTGCGCGCAGACTACAGTCGGCCAGGAAACGCCGGTAGCGGTCTTCCCGGCGTTGCGTCAGTTGGTCGCGGGCTTGGAGGGCTTCGTGGTAGTGGGCGGTCAGTTGTTGCAGGAGACGTTGTTCTTGCTCGGCGGTCAGCGTAATGACCGGCGTCGCTTGCGGCTGTGGCACTGGCGCAGCATCTAACGGCGGGGCGTCTGGCTGTGGGCCGAGTTGATCGAGGGCCACAAAGGGATCATCTTCTACCGCCACGCCATTGGCCTGGGGAGCAAAGAGACCTGCGAGCATGTCAGGAAGCGTCGCCATGGTCACCGCCTTCCGGGGGTATAAACAACTCTAGCAAGGCTTTCTGCGCGTCGAGATCAATCTCGCGGCCCTCATGCATCGTGGTGACACAAGGATCACCAACCCGAGCGATCCTGTATTCTGCGTATGTCTGTCCACGGGACTTCGCTAGCGCTTTTTGCCGGAGAATCTCCTCCTCTACTTGCCGCCGCATATCCGTAATCATGAGATTGTCCAACAGTTGGCGCAGCGAGGTATTCTTCCAGAGCGCGCGGTTCTGAAGGAGCACGTCCAGCTTCTCCCCGTGATTCTCTAGCCAGTTCAGCCGATCAGTATCCCGAATGCGTTGATTGTGCAAGGCGGTCGACACAACGGCAATGCTTTCGTGATCAGGAAGCGTGGCCATACTTATCCCTCGGTTAAGTCCGCGTCGCACTGGTCGGCACGCGACGCCCTTTGCGCAGCATCGCCAGATGAATCTGTCGTTCTAAGTCTTGCCGCGTTGCAATGTCTTCACGCACCGTATCTTTTGCGGGTGGCGGTGGACACAGGTAATGCCAGGCCTGGCTCGTCGCGTCCGTATCGTCGTCTGGGGGAGACGGGAAGCGTTCCATATGCTGCACGTATTGTCCCACCCACGGCGCCAGCGTTTCATGCGGCAGCCAGGCGCGTTGTTGGTCAAGGACAAATGCCTCGGCTTCAGCGCGTGCCAGCTTACTGCTGTATTTGCCGCCCACCGGGACGAGTACCAGCCCAAAGACTTGACTACGCAGCGTATCGTAAATGGCCTGACCGTTGGCCGCCTGCTCAATGAGCTTGGCGTAGGCCCCAGGCCATTTCTTGGACATGGCCACGATAGCCTTACACGTGTCGACAAAGCCGACACGAACAAAGAACCGATCCAACAGGTAGACCTGCCCTGTGGTGGGCGGGCCTTTGCGGCCCCACAGGTGCCCCGCGACAAACGAGCCGCTCTCTTTGGCATCGCCGAACCTGGCATCCCAGGACTGAATAAGAATATCAAAGTATTCAACGGGTGGCCATGCTAAAAAAAACTGCCACTTCGTGCGTCT